TTTTCATCGATAACTTGTTTGAGTCTTTCCGAGGTGGGAAATTGTATTATATTTGACATAGACTTATCCTTAATCATAAGTTATATTATAACACAGTTTATCGCGAATGTAAACTATTTTTTTAAGTTTTTTACTGAAGGAGCTCCGATCTTACAGCCGATGAATCCGTTGTAGTATTCGTCCGTTAAAAGGACATCCCTGTCAAATTGCTCCTTGGCTTCCATGTATGCGCACTCTCCCTTTGTTTTACACAAATGAATAATTTCTCGTTTTAAATGGGCACAGCCATTGGAGCTTATTTCTTCATTGAGTGAATTACTTGAACCAAAGTATGTTTTCCAATCGGATTCAACTAAGGTCTTTTTTCTGCGCTTTCTAGTTTTTGTAATGCCTAGAGTTTTCTTAAACCAAAAGAACTTCTTACCAACATACTTTTTACCAGTTTGCTCATTCGTTATGAGATACACAAACCCGTAATAGTCGTCAGAACTAAAGTCCTTAGGTGGAATCCACTCTTTGTCATTATATAACCACATATATTATATATACTAGTCATTAAATTGAAGCTCTTCAATTGGATCTTCTATGGGCTCACCACAAATAGGGCAAAACTTTGGATCTTCATCCTCGCATGATACACGAGATTTATTATAACACATAGGGCAATCAATGTGTTTTACTGTCATACGTTATCCTTAATATACTCTTTAAAATCAACAAAGCCACCGACGACCTTACCGTTTACTTTTATTTGTGGAAATGTTCTTGCTGTAGGAAAGATTTCAAATAGTTCTTCTCGTGTAAAGTCCTCTCCTAATTTCTTATATACATAACTTGCGCCTTCTGTTTCTTCAGCAATATTAATTGCTTGAGTACAAAACGGACATTGGTCTTTTCCAAAGATTTCAATATTCATCATAATACTCCTGCTTCCTCAAGTGTAACATCGACTACACCTTCTTCAATTAATCTTTTTCTATTTATCATATGCTTCTCTTGAATTTCTTCCTTCGATCCACCAAAGTAAAGTACAGCGTGACCTTCATCTATTAGTATTGATGTGACAGCTCTTACTGAATCAGTGTCATAATCATATGTATGAAAATCACCAAGGATACGGCCAAACTTACCTTTCATATCTTCGCCATTTTTATTTACTTGAGTCTTTAAAACTGTATCTTTACCAAGTAATGACTTAAGTCTTTCTTTTGCCGCAAGACCAAATTTCTTTTCAACCTTATCTCTTGTGCGAGATTCTGGAGTATCAATACCCATGATACGAACACGTTCGTCCTTCATCCATATACCAAACCCCAGATCAATATCGACGTCAACAGTATCTCCGTCGACAACCTTTACTACTTTTGCCTTATATTCGTACATTCTCAACCTCTACGTATTTCTGTTTTCATATTTTCGGGCCATACAGAAAGTGAAAATCCGCATCTTATACCCTTAGTTATTGGAGATACTCTGTGTAAAGTAGCAACATCAAATACTACCAGTCTATTATACTTTGGCTGTATTCTTTCGATTTCTCCGTGGTTTCTTTTTATTTCTAAATAGCCTCCTTCAACAGTATCATTGCATGGATGACCATACCATACTGCGCCGATCGGAGGACTAATTACTTTTTCTATTTCTTCGTCTTTATCTACATGCCAAGGGATTTCTTTACCTTGTTTAAGTACATTTCCCCAATACTCAAACTCACCCCAGCTTAATTTTGACCAAAACATATTTGCAATATTATATGACACTTCGCGAAAAAGAGGATTTTTGATATCCTCTATGCTTTCAACAAACGTGGTACGAGTGTCTGCAATTTCATCCCACACCTTAGTATCACAAAACTTTTTTAGTATTTCACGATTGGTTATAAAACCATCTAGTACGATCATAAATTACAAACTTAATGCTGCTAATGTATCTGATGAAACATCCTTTTTAACACCACCAACTACGTATGAACTAATTTCTGTTTCTTGCGGTGCCACTTGTACATTTCCACCCCCAATCCATTTTTCTGTCCACGGAAGAGGATTTGTTTTCGAAACCTGATATGGTGATTGAATACCAAGAGCACGCATTCTCTTTGTGCCAATCCATTCTACATAATCACATAACAGTTTTTCATTTAGACCAATCATTGATCCATTTCTAAAGAGATAGCTTGCCCACTCTTTTTCTTGCTCAATTACATCAACAAATAACTTTTGGATTTCTTCTTTTTGTTCTTGTTGAATTGCAATATAGTCAGAGTCTTCTTTCAATAAACTCTTAATCATAACTGTAGTACTTGCCAAATGCACATTCTCATCACGTGCAATAAACTTGATGATCTTTGCATTACCTTCCATCTTCTTCAATTCGGCAAATGCCCATGAACAAGCAAAGGAAACATAAAAGCGAACACCCTCTAATGCGTTAGCACACATAAGAGCCATTAGAATATTTTTCTTATACTCTTTTTCTGTGACGTTATCTTTCTTATGTTGTTCAACTAATTGATTATACCAATAGTCAATACTATCAGCACACTTCATAACTTCAGGATTATCTGTAATCTCATCGAATACAGTTGATGGATCCGGATAAATGTTACGAATAATATGAGTATATGAACGACTATGAATTGTTTCAAAGAACGCCCATGTAGTAATCCAATTCTCGACTTCAGGCAATGAACATACTGGTAGGAATGCTTCTAATGGTTCACGCCCTTGAATAGAATCAAGTAGGATTTGTCTCTTTAAATTACTCGTAAAAATGTGTTGTTCATGTTCATCTAATGATTCAAAATCTTTCTTATCTTTAGATACATCAACCTCTTCGGGTCGCCAAAAGAAACCGAGTTGCTTATCGGTAATCTTATCTATATTAGGATACTTAACACTGTCATATCTTGCGATGTCGACTGGTTCGTCTAAAAACATCATTTTGTTTAAGTGTGACTTCTTTAAATTTTGCAACTTTCACAATCCTCCTCAGATGAATTATCTCCTGCACCATCATAGGTGTTGAAATAATATAATTGTTTTAGCCCATATTTGTATGCAGTCACAAGATCGGTAACCATTTCCGACATAGGTACTTTGCTATCTTCAAAGAACTCAGGGTTATAAGATGTGTTAACACTAATACCTTGATCAATATATTTTTGTAAGATAGCACATATTTTTAAATAACCATCTGGAGATTCTTGTTCCCACAGAAGATCGTACTTATTTTTTAAGTGATGATAGCCTGGTACAACCTGAGCCATCACTCCGTCCTTTGACTGCTTGTAAGATACTAATGCTCTTGGTGGTTCAATACCATTAGTACTATTGCTTATTTGCGCTGATGTTTCAGCTGGCATAAGAGCCATGAGTGTAGAATTACGAATTCCTGTTTTTTGAAGCTGGTTACGTAAGCTTTTCCACGGTTTTCTTTCTTTATGTGGCACCAAATTATTTACAGCCTCTTTATATGTATCAATTGGGAGAACTCCACCAGCATATTTTGTGTCATTATTTAAAGGAATTTTACCTTTTTCTTTCGCAATATCTGCTGAAGCTTTAATTAAATAATATGACCATGCTTCAGCATATTCATCAACTGTGCTAAATGCACCATCATCATATTTTAATCCACGTTTAGCTAAGAAGTATGCAAGATTAATAATACCAATACCAAGTGGACGACGATTCATTGTACTACGTTCTGCAGCTTTAATAGGATAGTCTTGATAGTCTAGCAATTCATCAAGAGATCTTACTGCAAGATCACAATACTTTTCAAACTCAGATGGGTGATTAATAAGACCCCAGTTAATTGCAGATAGAGTACATAGACTAATTTCACCATCAGGATCATCATATGATTTTAATGGCTTGGTTGGTAGATCGATTTCACAGCATAGGTTACTCATACGAATAGGTGCTTTTTCAGGATCAAATGCACCATGATCGTTTGCATGATCTACATTCATTACATATATTCTACCAGTATCTTTACGTTCACTGAGTAGATTTTGGAATGCATCAAGAGCAGGCATAGACTTTTTACGAATAGAAGTCTTACGCTCATACTTTTCATATAACTCTTTAAACTTATCTTGGTCTGCAAAGAATGCTTCATACAAACCTGGTACATCATTCGGATCAAAGAATGTAATATTACCACCAGTCAATAAACGCTCATACATCAACTTGTTTAATTGGAATGTATAATCCATGTGACGTACACGATTTTCTTCAGTACCTTTGTTGTTCTTTAATACAACTAGATCTTCAAACTCATAGTGCCAAATTGGTAGATAAACAGTAGCTGCACCACCACGAACACCACCTTGAGAACAAGACTTAACTGCTGATTGGAAGTATTTAAGGAATGGAATCAATCCAGTATGAACCACTGAACCATCACCAACTCTTGAACCTTCTGCTCTAATTGAACCAGCACCAATACCAATGCCAGCTTTCTTAGAGTTT